CATCCGCCCGCTTGTCCCGCCTCCATACCCCCGTCGAAACCGGTACACCCCCGTCGTCAGGGCAAGCTGCACTCACTTCGTTTCCGTTGGCAAACTTTCCGTTTGCCCCGACGAAAACTACGTATCGTTTCGTTGCCACTCCTCTTCGATTCACAAATACGTTGTTGGTTTGTGAATCGAGTTGAGAACGTTGGGATTCCCTCATTGGGGAACAGATTCGGGATTGCAATGGAGATTGTAACACACTCCGCCCCCGAAGTGTGTTACAATTCCATTACTTTCTTACAAACCTACTTTACCACGTCACTCCGCGCTTGTCCATGACAAATTTTGACGAATCACGCCTGTTGCAACGGTTCCAGCCGCTCCCCGGCCTCCGCATATTTTGTCATTGTTTATCGCAACTTATCACCCATTGCGACACAGAAGCGACACAGTAAATTGGTCTGATTTTGTGTGTTACAAATCGCGTAATTATTTCGCCAGCCGCTCCCGCTCCTGGACGAACTGATCCAGAACGCTGCCGGCGTTGTTTTCGTGGCTCTTGCGCAGCTCCACATAGACCTTCTCCATGACGGCCACGCTGTCACCCAGCCAGGCCGCTGCCGTCCGGGCGTCAACTCCGGCCTCATAGCAGATGGTTGCAAAGCTGTGCCGGAAACAATGCGGCGTCACGGGATAGGCCACTTCCCCGTCCTCGTCAATGGCCGTCAATCCGACATCCCGGCAATACTCCTTCCAGTATTTGCCCACCTCGTAGCGCGTGAGATAATTTCCGGTTTCGGGGGACGGGAATACCAGGCCGATTCGATTCTTCGGCAGCGCGTCCGCCAGGGGCTTCATCAGGGGGATTTCCCGCATGCCGTTCTCCGACTTGGTGAACCCCTCCAGCACCGGCACATTGGTCCCGTCGTAGTTGACCTTCTTGTTGATCCGGATCACGCTGCGCTTGCGGTCGATGTCCTGAAAGGTCAGGGCAAAAGCCTCACCGCGCCGGCAGCCGGAATACATCAGGAAGTATCCCAGCAGCCACCAGTTGCCTTTCTTCTCCTTGGCAGCCGTGCGTACAAGTGCCTCCTGCTCCTCTGTCAGCGCCTGCCGCTTGTTGCTGGGCAGGCCCTTGGATTTGCGGAGTGATCCGGCGGGATTGATTGCCAGGCCGCTTTCCGTCCGACGGTTGATGGCGTAATCAAAGATCATCTTCAGCACGGAAATTTCCAGCTGTACGGTGTCCTTGGCATAGCCCTGCCGTTCAAAGCTGCGGATATAGGCGTTCAGCTCGTCCGGCATGATCTCCGTGATCTGCTGCTGATCGAAGCGCTTCTGCAGCCTGCGCATGGTGTTGCCGTAGCTGCGATAGGTGGCATGTTTAACCTCATGCTCCTTGGCCGTATACCAGAGATCGGCAGCCTTGCGGAAGGTCCAGCCGCCGTCTGCCTCCTCCCGGTACTCCAGGATTTTCCGGTCCACTTCCCTGCAGGATTTGCCCCGGAAGGCCACACGTTTGCCGTTGATGGTTCGGATGGTCTCGAACAAACCGTCCTCTTTCCTCTGATAGTATTTGGCTTTCTTCTTCGTTGCCATCACACAACAACCTCCTTCTTGAAGTTTCCACCGGGCCGTTTATTCTTGTTCTGTTCGGCCATCGTTGCCCAACGGCAGTTATCGGGCGAATACCCTTTGTCGTTGTCGATACGATCAATTGTGAGCCCGTCAGCATATCCGCTTGACATTGCCCAGTTATGAAAACTCCAGAAGTTGGAGAGCCATTCATCGCAGATTGTTATGCCCCTTCCGCCATAGTTTTTGTAACCTGTTGCATGAGGATTATAGCACCTGCTTTTCATGCCGTCGAAAATCTTATACAGTCTGCCGCCTTGCGCTTTTGCGCCGATTTGTCCTTTCAGACAGCCGCAACTTTTTGTCTCAAGAGCCGTCAGGCGATTAGTCGACAGAGTAACAACATTCCCGCAATCACATTGACAAGTCCACCATCTGCGCTTGTCGTGATGCCCGTCAATGCCCAAGACCACAAGCCGCCCGAACCTCTTCCCAGTTAGATCAACTTCAGCCACACACCCACAGGACTGCGTTAAACCAGACTTCAAATTTGCGGATCGAACAACCCGTCTGGTTCCGCATTCGCATTCACACAGCCATTGTTTAGCTTTTTGACCAGACGGATAAACCACATCTGGCGCAAGTTTTATCACCCTCCATTTCCCAAAATACATTCCTGTTAAATCTCTTGTTTTCTTTGCCATATTTCCTCCTTTTTTGGGTTGCAAGCAAGGAGGCTACTGTGTTAGAATTGTGAATAGACATACTACCTCCCTTATTGCTTCGTCGTGGTTGCTGGGGTGGGTTGTATAATTGCCGTCCCGGTGCGCCAACACCGGGGCGGTTTTTATTTTCCTGTATCTCTGTATATAGCTTGTATATAACTTGTTTTATATCCAAGGGGTTATATATCTCTCCATAGGAGATATATAACCCTTGATTATTTAATTATATATACCTCTTACGCGCGCGTGCGCGATAGATGGGCAGGGAAATCACCGTGGCCGATACTCTTCGTCTACAACCTCGCCGGTTTCCTTATCCACAACAACATAAGTTTTCCCGCGGTTTTTCTTAACATTTTCGTCCTCTTCCATACCGAAGCAAAGACAGCTGGTTCCTACGCCGAACAAAGACCGGAACAGTTCTGCCCATGTAAACGCCTGGAATGCGAACATTGAGGCAATATTCAGCACCCAAAAAACTGCTGTCAATACCATGATTGGCTTTGCCGTCTTTGCTATTTTCGTCGAGAGCCATGCCGCAACAAAAACGGCAGTCGGAGCAGGTATTGCAATCAATGCCCATGCTGAATCAGATGGATAGTACAATAAGTTTCCAATGATTGGAATATTCCCAACAAACTCGATGATTATTGTGCAAATGCCATAGACAAAAACAAAAGCTGCCATACCGACTATCACGGCGACAAGGTGCTTAAAAAGTTTCATACTACGCCTCTCCTTGCCTCTTTTTCCACTTCCTCAATGTCACCATCTCTGAAAAAGTGATTTTTAATCAAATGCTGCAGTTCGTGCTTTAATGCTTTCTCCTGCCGATCAGGGCTGCATCTGGAGTTGATATAAATACTGAATGTACCATCACCATTTGACACAGATACACCACCAGCGGCCTGATTCGGAAACTCAATCAGCCGAACAAAGTAATCCACACCTTCGGTATAGGTCATCGCACCATCCCCTCAATGAAGTGTACAATGGCCTCGATCTGCTCCTTAGTGGCGTTCTTGCTGACATCAAACAGCATCCGCATCTCGGGCCGATTTTTAAGAATATCCAAATATTGAACAAGTTCCGGCTCAAAGCTATATGTTTCTTTTGCGTCTTTCCATCCATCATAATAACTGTTCGCCGAATCTTTATCTGCAAAATTCAGTAAATCCACTACATCCACATCAAAGTAATTCGCCAGTTTCAACGCGGTCGGTGCAGATAGCCCTTTTGTTCTACCATGCTTCAAGTCCGACAGAACGCTTTGCCGAATTCCTATATCGGCACATAGCTTAGAAACTTTTATTTGCTTCATTGCGCACATTTCTTCAATCCATTTGTACAAATCACCCATAATTTCAACCTCATTTTTGTGCGGCACGCCATAATTACGGTGTGCCGTATTTTTTTGATTGACTTCTACGGCGCACCGTAGTAGGATGACCTTGTGAATACGGTGTGCCGAACTCCACACACAAAGCATACTACGGTATTCCGAATAAGTCAACTGAAAATTTGGAAGGGTGTGAAATATGTTTTACGAAAAATTTGCTGCAGCCTGTAAGTTGCGAAATATGAGTCCCACAGCCGCCGCAGCCTCTGCCGGGATTGCAGCCTCTGTTGTAAGCGGATGGAAGCAAGGTAGCGAACCGACGTTAAAAAACGCAAGCGAAGCAGCGAAAGCGCTTGATTTAACGCTGGACGAGTTACTAGGAGTCGAGGTGAACAACGCATGAACGATCTTATCACTATCAACAATCACGAACTCCGCGTAAAGGAGTACAACGGTCAGCGCGTCGTTACGCTGAAGGAAATCGACACTGTACATGATCGCCCGGAAGGGACGGCCCGCAGAACTTTCCACAGCAACAAGAACCACCTCATCGAGGGCGAAGATTTCTTCGTACGAAATCCGTCCGAAGCCGCAAAAGAGTTCGGCGTCATCGCCCCAAACGGCCTAGTCCTCATCACCGAATCCGGCTACCTGATGCTGGTGAAGTCCTTCACCGACGATCTGGCATGGGCCGTCCAACGCCAACTGGTCAACACCTATTTCCGGGTGGGACACGCACCCGATATGTCCGATCTGTCCCCGGAGCTGCGCTTACTCATCAAGATGGAACTAAAGCAAAAGGAGCAGGATCTGGCCATCCAGGCAGTCAACCAAAAGGTGGACGACATCCGAGAGGTAGTGTCGGCCAATTCTCAAAACTGGAGAGAGTCTTGCCGGAGACTTCTGGCAAAGGTGGCCAATTTTCGCGGCGGTGGCGGAGCATATCAGGAAGTGAATGCCGAAGTGTTCAAGCAGGTAGACGAGCGAGCAAAAGTTGCCCTGGACACCAGATTGACCAACAAGCGGCGCCGCATGGCCGATGAAGGGGTCTGCAAATCCAAGCGGGACAGGCTCACTAAAGTGGATGTCATTGCAGAAGACCCTAAGTTAATCGAAATCTATGTTGCCATTGTCAAAGAAACCGCAATTCACGACGGTATTTCACTGGATAAGGAGGAATTTTAAAATGTTTAGATTTAGGAGACTTCTCAACGCAAGTAACGGTAACTGGTATTACATCAACAAAGCTGAACTCGCTACAGATGAATACGACTTTTCCGAAGACGGTGGAAATGCTTTCATCATTGATATTTACCCGTTGAATGAAGGCGAGGACGACATCCCGTTGTTCGACTTAACCCTTAGTCTCAGCAATGACGGGCGCTTCGCACGTATCACGCGGGACCTCGATAAGGTAAACAGCACTCATGAGGAGTACTCAAAGGACCTGATGATGCCGGTTATCCACGAGGATATGATGGATTGCTATATCGAGAATGACCTGCTGATCGTCGCTACACGAAAATCGTAAATCGACCCCAACAACCACGACAAATCAAATCACTAAGGAGGACCAAATATGACCCCTATCGAAAAGATGCGCGCCGAAATGGAGAAAGATCGCGCCGCAAAGAGAGCCGCCAGCAGATTGCTGGACGACCTGATTGAGTCCGTAATCTACAGCATGCCTGACGGCGCCGTGAAGCGCAACGGCCAGATCGTCATGCTGCATGGCAAGATCATGGACCAGCTTGAAAACCTGACTACTCGCGCAGCTGAGCGCAAGGAAGACGCCTACAACGAAGAACAGTCCCAGCAGGTGCTGGACTATCTCACCTGCGTCTACGGCGGACTGTGCGAGTTCTGCAAGCAGATCGGTGTGGAGGTGTCCCATGGCTGAGAAGATCACCGCCTTCAAAGGCTTCCACAAGGACCTGACCTGCAACAAATTCCAGTACGAGCTGGGCAAAGAATTTGAAATGGACGGCCCCATCAAAGCCTGTGAGCGTGGTTTCCACGCCTGCGAGGCCCCTCTGGATGTATTCCGGTACTATCCCCCCGCCGACAGCCGCTATTGCCAGGTGGAGCAGTCCGGTGAGTTCAGCCGTGACAGCTCCGATTCCAAGGTGGCCTCCAGCAAAATCAGAGTGGGCGCTGAGATCGGCATCCCCGGACTTGTCAAGGCCCATATCGAATACGTGAAGGCTCATACCAACATGGAACATACCGATCCGGAGCGCGCAACCGCAGGCTCTTATGGCGCAGCAACCGCAGGCGACAGTGGCGCAGCAACCGCAGGCGACAGTGGCGCAGCAACCGCAGGCTCTTATGGCGCAGCAACCGCAGGCTACCGTGGCGCAGCAACCGCAGGCGACAGTGGCGCAGCAACCGCAGGCGACCGTGGCGCAGCAACCGCAGGCGACCGTGGCGCAGCAACCGCAGGCTACCGTGGCGCAGCAACCGCCAGAGGTTCTGTTTCCGTTGGCAAAAACGGCTGCGGCCTTGTCCGCGGTAACGGGATCAAAGCCCGTGGCGGTCTGGGTGCTGTTCTGGTCATCTGCGTGGAAAACGACAGCGATTATGACATCCGGGAATGGAAGGCCGTAGTCGTTGACGGCGAGACCATCAAGCCCGACACCTGGTACACCCTGAAAGACGGGGAGATCGTCGAGGTGCCCGATGGAGCATCCTGATTACCGCATCAATCTGGAGCAGGTGCTGGCCTTTTCCCAGGGCCGCCAGCTGCTGACCCTGAAAGAGGTCCGGGACTTTACCGGCATCCGTCACTACCAGACGCTGCATAAGCGCTTCCCCTTTGTTGACGGCTACATCAGCGCCGCCACCCTGGCCCGCTGTATGTGCGGAGGGATGAGAAAATGAGCAGCCGTTTCGCCCCAAGGACCTATCTCAGCCGCGCACAGCTGGATGAGCGCAGCCGCTATGCCGCCGTCATTGCCCGATCCGCCCCGCCCGCTCCTCGCCGGCCGGAGCTGGGCGCAACCGTTCAGGTCAAAATGGCCTTTGCCGCCGGCGAACTCGGCCTGCAGACAGGCCGCATCGTTTACATCAACGAACCGCACCTTTGGTATACCGTGGAGCTTCCCAACGGCATCCGCGAATCTTTTAAATGGGGGTGTACCGAATGACTTACCTGGAACTGGACTATGAACTGTGCCGGCAGCGTCGCCGGCAGCGTCGGCAGCGCTCCCGTATGGAGCGTCTGCGCCGCCGTCTGAACCGCTGGAAAGCAGCTGCGATCCTGTTGGGCCTTGCCCTTCTGCTTGCCCTTTTGCAGCCTCTCTGGCGCATCGAGGCGGAGGCGACAGAAATTCCCGTCGCGCCTGACGTTCCCGTGATAGAGGCTCTGCCAACCGCCATTGTGGCGGAACCGCAGCCGCCCGCAGCGTCGCAGCCCCATTACTCCCGCATCATGGAGGCCGCCACCGTTACCCATTACTGCATCTGCGAAAAGTGCTGCGGCAAAGCACCGGATCACCCCGCCTATGGCATCACCGCCAGCGGCAGAGCTGCCGAGCCTTATGTCAGCATTGCGGTAGACCCGTACCTCATTGAGCTGGGCAGCACCGTATATCTGGACTTCGGCGACGGCGAATTGCTGGAAGTCCGTGCCGACGATACCGGCAGCGGCATTTCCGGCACCCACATCGACCTCTGTGTATCCGACCATGAGGAGGCTTTGCAGCTGGGTGTGCGCACCGCAACCGTCTACGTGGAGGAGGAACCCCATGACAAGAGCTGAACGCATGAAAGCCTTTGAAATGCGGCTGGACGGTAAAAGCTGGAAGGAGATCGCCGCCCAACTTGGCTACACGCCAAACGGTGTCCGGATGGACATGATCAGCGCCATTCGGTATACACCCCGGCAGGTCAACTGTATCTATCCCGCACTTCGGGCCTACATTGTGGCCGAGTGCGGCGGCAGTGTCGAAGGCTTTTCCCGTCACTGCAATATCCCTGAATCCACCATGGGCAACATCCTGGTTGGCCGGCATCAGCCAAACATGGATTCCACCCGCCTCATTCTGAAGGCCACCGGCCTGACCTTTGACGAAGCCTTCCGGCGGGAGGAGGACACATGAGCATCAACTACCGCTGCGACTACTGCGGCGTCTATTTTGAGACCCCCAACATGGTCCACCACAGCGAAAAGGTGGGCGACTGGACCCGCGGCTACAACGAAGAACTCTGCCCCATCTGCGGCAGCGACAGCTTCCATGACGCCGCCATTTGTCCCCAGTGCGGCGACCCCATGCCCGCCCATGAACAGCATCTGTGCCTGGCCTGCCGCAAGACTTTGAAGAAACGCTTCCTGACCTTTGCCGCCGATCTGACGCCCCATGAGGAGCGGCAGCTGGACGACTGGCTGGACGGCGACACCATCACCAACCGGAGGAGCTGGAAATGAGCGAACCGAAACATGAAGTGATCTTTGACGAAGCCGCCCACCGTTACACCGTGGACGGCGTAGAAGTCCCCAGTGTGACCCATCTTTGCCGCTTCCTGTTCGTGGATATTGCGGCAAAAGCAAAGGACTGGCTGCGCGACATAGCCGCCGACCGCGGCAGCCGCATCCACGCATATACCGTCATGCTGGACTATGGCGAGGAACCGGAGGAAATCGACCAGGACTGCGTCGGCTATCTTATCGCCTACCGCCGCTTTCTGAAGGACTATCACCCCCGATGGGAAGGCATTGAGACCGTCATGGGCGGCAAGAACATCGGTTATGCCGGCACCTGTGACCGCTACGGCTATATCCAGGACCGCTCCTGCGTCCTGGACATCAAGACCGGCAGCACCATCCATAAGGTGGGCGTTGCCACCCAGCTGGACGGCTACTGGTGGCTGCTGGCCAACTTCCGCAGCTTTTGCGCAGAAGACAGCTACTGCCTCCACCTGCACAAAGACGGCACCTATGACCTTCTCCTGATCGACCGCAATCTTTCCTGTCTGGTGGAGTGCAAGAAACTCCATCGGGCATTGACCGCAAAGAAAGGAAAACGCAATGAGCAATGAACTGATGATGATCCCCCAGTATTCCTATGACGCCGTGCCCATGCTGGTCACGCCGGAGCGCCGCGGCGCTGCCAATAAGCTGACCGGCAACTATCTGGTGGGCAACGGCATGAACACCGCCGTCCTGACCCGTGATGTGGATTTCGGCATGATCCGCAAGAAGGACGGTTCCCCCATGGCCAAGCACCCCACCCTGTTCAAGTCCGGTGCCGAGAAGGTTGCCGTGGCTTACGGCCTGTGTCAGCGCTATGTCATGGAGAGCAAGATCGAGAACCCGGAGATTGGCTTTTTCTTCTATGCCATCCGCTGCGATCTGGTGAAGATCGTGGACGGCTGCGAGTATGTCATTACATCCGCCTACGGCTCCGGCAACACCCGTGAGGGCCGCACCGGCTCCCAGTCCCCCTATGACGGCGCCAACTCCGCCCTGAAAATGGCCCAGAAGCGTGCTTTGGTCTCCGCTGCCCTGTCTCTGGGCTGCCTGTCCGATGCCTTTACCCAGGACCTGGAAAGCAGCGTGGAGGACGGCAACGCCTACATGAACGATAAGGACCCCACCAAGCCCATCACCGCCGCGCAGGTCAAATTCTTCTATGCCGCCGCTGCCCGCCACGGCCTCACCAAGAACGAGGCCAAGGCCCTGCTGCAGGAAAAGGGCTATAAGAGCGCCAAGGACATCAAGACCGGTGACTTTGACGCCCTTCTGGAAGCCATGGAAGAGCCGGAGGACAAGGAATGATCACGAAGATCGGCACCAACTGTCACAAGGGCCAGACCTTTGCCGTGTATCTGGCCACCGGCAATGCCGGGCGAGACGCCGAGGACAAGCCTGTAAACGGCAAGGCGCATGCCGTCTTCTCCCTGCCCGTAAAAGAGAATCCGGACGGCACCACCATGTGGGTCAATGTCAATGGCTGGCGCAGCATGTACGCCTCCGTTGCCGCCGTCCGCAAGGGCGACAGTGTTCTGGTCATTGGCCAGCTGAAAAAGCGGGAGTACAACGGCAAGGACTACTACGATCTGGATGCCGACTTCTGCGCCGTCTCCGGCGGCAGCGTCTTTGGCGGCTCCCCTGCCGCAAATCTGTCTGCCCTCACCGACCGTATGGACACGTTTGCCGAGATCGGCGAGGAGGACGGCGAGTTGCCGTTCTAAGCATCTGAGGAGGTAAGGCACATGACCAAACAACTCCCCGATGTAACCGACAATCTGATCTACACACCCGCCCTGATGGACCCGGCGGACCCCATGGGCTGCTGGGTCTACTCAGACAGCAGCGACATTCTGGCTATCCAGGACCCGCGAAATGCCGTCTTTCTCCCGGAAGACTGGTCCGCCGACCATGCCAAAGCCTGCAAAGACTTTTTTGAGTCCTTCCCTATCGTCCTTGTCCTGGGCGCCAATGAGGAAAAGCGCAGCGAAACCGCCAACGCCATCCAGAACGCCGCGCCCGGCGTCCCTGTCTGCACCACACCACAAAGCGCATATCAGGGTTTTCAATCCCTGCAGGATATGTTTTACGCCATGGGCGCGGTCCTGTTCAGCGCCTATCTCCGGGACGAGATTTGGCAGGATTCCGAGGAGCTTCCGGTGGAGGGCCTGCTGGAGATCAGCACCGTGGAACAGGTGGATATTGCACGCCAGTCAAAAGCCCGCTCCGGCATCCCCGATCTGGACAAGCGCATCGGCGGCTTGTATGACGGAGAAGTGTCCCTCTGGACCGGCAAACGAAAAGAGGGCAAGTCCACCCTGCTGGGGCTGCCCATTCTGGCCGCCATTCGGGAGGGCCGCACCGTCTGTGTCTACTCCGGCGAGCTGCCCGCCTGGCGTTATAAGGCATGGCTGCTTGCCATGGCCGCCGGCCCCGACCACCTGACCTGCTCCGTCACCGATACCGGCACGGAGGTATGGTCTCCAAAGCCGGAAATCGCCCGGCAAATCGAGCTGTGGTGGAAAGGCAAGCTCTGGATCATCGACAACACCGTGGCCGATGTCCACGACCCGGACCGCATCATTGCCCTGCTCACACTTGCCCACCGCCGTTATCACGCCTCCACATTCGTAGTGGATAACCTCATGACCGTGGACCTGACCGGCGACGACTATTACCGCGCCCAGTCCCGTTTCATGGGTCGTCTGGTTGACCTGGCCCATGTGACCGGCGCCCACGTCCATCTGGTGGCCCACCGCCGCAAGGGCGGCGCGGATAAAAAGGGCCGCGGCGACAATGACGATGTTTCCGGCTCCGGTGACCTGACCAACCGCCCCGACAACGTTTTCGGCGTCTCCCGCATGGACGCCGTGGAAGATTACCCCTATGAGGCAAAGCTGGAGGTGCAGGCAAACCGCACCTTTGGCTACACCGGCGAGATCGGTCTGCACTTTGACCCCAAATCCCGCCGGTATTACATCCACAACCCCAACTGGCTCTGCGGCTGGGAAACAGGCGAAGCGCTGCCGGGGGCAGAGCAAGCGAGCCTGTTTCGAGGAAGCGGCGCGATTGGCGGCCCTGATGGGGACGGGAATCGCAATGCCGCAACGGTGGTCATTGACCACCAAGTCCAATTTACTGAACTCATCGGCGCAGATGCCGACACACCATTCACATAAGGAGAATCTATGGAAATCAAATTCACCGTGTACGGCGTCCCTGTCGGTAAGGGACGCCCCCGCGTCACCCGATACGGCACCTATACCCCCCAGAAAACCAAAGACTACGAAGCCAAGGTGCAGGAGTGCTGGCGCACCCAGAGCGGCCGCGGCTTTGCCGGCAAGGTGCCCCTGCTGGCCACCGTGATTGCCTACTTCCCCATCCCCAAAAACGTCTCCAAAAAGAAGGCAGAGGCCATGGCAGGCACCTTCCATGTCAACCGCCCCGACGCGGACAATATCGCCAAGGCCATTCTGGACAGCCTGAACGGCCTTGCCTTCCCTGACGATTCCGCCGTGCAGATCGACCGCAGCTGGAAGATCTACACCAACGCCGCCCCCCGTGTGGAGGTCACGATCCGGGAGGCTGCCAATGGTTAAACTGGAAGGCTATTATTTCAATCCCGAAGCGGTGGAGGTCGTGCGTCTGGTGGACTCCGGCTCCCCCGGCTATCCCTACGGCCTGCGTGTGTACCTGAGCAACCGGGAGCAGTTTCAGATCAATTACAACAGCGCAGCCACCCGGGGCGTTGCCGCAAACCGACTCTGCACCGAGATCGACGCTGCAAAGCCCAGGGACCCTATCACCCGCTATGAGGTGGAAACCATGCTCAAAAGCGCCAAGGACGCCATTCGCCGGGACATTAAGAAGCTGACTGCCGCCATTTCGGAAGGAGCTGACCATGCTGACCCTGAATGATCTGGACTGGCGGGACATCCCCGGCTACAACGGCGTCTATCAGATCAGCCGCATGGGCGAGGTCCGCAGCTGGAACCACGGCCGCTGGCCGGGTCTGGCTCCCAAACCAAAGCTGCTGCGCCCCTTCATTCACCGGCACACCACCCACGGCTCCGCCAAAAAGTGGTATGCCGTGAAGCTCACAGCTCCGGATGGGAAGATCCGAAACATTCCCGTCCATATCCTCATGCGGGACACCTGGCTGGGCGGTCCCCGTCCCGGCATGATGCTCTGCCACAAAAACGGAGACCTGTCCGACAACTGCCTGCACAATCTGGTCTTTATGACCAAGGCCGATGTGGGTAAACGGTTCGGCTGCACCTCCCGGAGAACCCCTGTTGTCAAGGTGGCGCCGGACGGCGAGATCGTTGCCTGCTATCCCAGCGTCCGCGCCGCTGCCCGTGCCAACCACATGAGCTACCAGACCATCATTGACCGCTGCCGGGGCAAAGTCAAAAACCCCTTTGCCCTGGACGGCCACACCTACGCCTACGATATTTGAGGGACTGCCATGGAACTGACACTATCCCACAATGACCGTCCCATATATATCGCCCGCTCCAGCCACGGCAAAGACAGTTTGAAAATGCTGGATGTAATCATATCCCGCGGCCTTCCTCTGGACCGGATCACCACAACCGACATATGGGCCACCGATACCATTCGCGGCGAACACCCCTTAATGGTTCAGCACAAGGCCTTTGTCGATGAATACATCTGGCGCAAGTACCGCATCGAGGTTGAACATCTCTGCGCCATGCGAAACGGTGAAAAGGTCACATACGAAAAGCTGTTTTACCATATCCCCAGGCGCCGGAACGCCGCTGATCGTTCACGAATTGTTCAAGTAGAGAGAGAGAGAGCCGGGCAGCATACTCGGCTTCCCGACGCTGTGGGGCCCATGGTGTCAGTCAGACCTCAAGCGCAGCGCCAAAGCCCAGGCCACAGGGTTTCCCTGCGCAAATCGGGAGCTGGTGCAAGAAGCTCAAAATCGACTATATACGGATTCCCGGTCAGCATCCGCCGCACCGGCCAATGGTGCCAGAAGCTCAAAACCCGGTTTTTGGATGGCCCCGCCACGAGGGGCAGGAAAAATATCGTGGAGTACATCGGCATCGCAGCGGATGAGCCGAAGCGCTTTGGGCAGCTCAACGAGAAAAAGCGTGCGCCATTGGTGGAGTTTGGCATCGAAGAACCGCTTTGCGGGCTGTATTGCCAGTATGAAGGCATCCTTGCCCCCAGCTACGAATCCAGTTGTCGTGACGGTTGCTGGATGTGCCATAACCAGGGCGTCAATCAACTTCGCCTGCTCCGAAAGGACTATCCCGACTTGTGGGCACTGCTGCTCAAATGGGACGCAGACAGCCCCGTGAATTTCCACCCGGACGGTCATACCGTGCATGACTTCGACCTTCGTTTCCAAATGGAGGATGAAAAGCTCCTGATCCCCGGGGATAAAGGCTTTCGCTGGTCGATGCTGGACGACTATTCACTCAATTACCGCTTATTTTAGGAGGAACACGATCCATGAGAACCTGCAACGAACTGATCCATGACCTGCGCTCCGCTGTTCCCAAGCTGAGCCTGTGCGGGCACACCGCTATTTCCAACGACTATACCGAAGCCGCCAATATGCTGGAGCGCCAGCGGGAAAGCAACGATGCGCTGCGGGCCGTTCTGGCCCGCACGCAGCATGAGCTTGCCGCCGCTGTTGACGATCTGAAGCGCAGCGTGCTGGATAACTGCAAGGTATGCGCCAATAACGTAAACATCCCGGGATGTACCGGCGAATGTGAAGCTTGCCACAACAAATGCCCCTGTGACAGCTGCCGCGACGGCAGCAACTTCATCTGGCGCGGCCCGGAGGTGCAGTGATGGGCAAGAAAGAACCCCTGATGATTCCTTTCAGCACGAAAGACGGGTCACTTTTGCAGTACACAGGAACTCTGCCGGATTCTCCTCAAGACGAGCGGTGTAATAATGGTCGGTGGATTTGGAAAGAGAACTTCGTATTTGAAGATGATATGCAATTTATCGGCTTCTATCGTGGCTGCTCTTCCGCAGGAGCAACCTTCAAGAGCCTGAATGACGGTAAAGAGTGCAATGTGTTCCTGAAAGATTTGTCGGACATGATTCTTGCTGACGGATTCAGAAGCGGAATCATCCGCGGCAAGTTTACTTTTTGCAAGCGTGGCCAGAACTATGGCATGAAGTATTTGAAGGATGGTGTGTGCTGATGGGCTGTCCGGACACGCACGATCTGGTCAGGAATCAGCTGTGCGAACTCCACTACTTCCCGGGCCTCACAAGAAACTGTAAATACGAGGCAACCTGCAACAAGCACTTTCAAAGGTGGCTGAAGACCGAACCGGAAGTGCAGCGACTGCACAAGGAATTCTTAGCAAAGGAGAAAACGCCATGAATGAATGGACCCGCATCCCAGAACCCATCGAAAACGACGCCGACCGCCGCTCTCTGGTAGCCATTCTGGCTGCCGCTGATCTGGAAGTCCGCATCGTCAAGCACCGGGACAATCCCAAAGGCAAATTCCAACGCTACATTGAGTACCGCCAACAGGTGTAAAGTAAAAACCCCTCTCAATCGTGAGAGGGGTTTTTCTTATACATAAGGGTTTTTGGCGTTTGTGGTACAAATGATGTCCCACAGGTCAACGCGCTTGGGATGTCCGTCCAGCGCCGCCATGGCCTCGGCTTTGGTGATGCCGCTCTTGCCATCGGTGTTGGCGCCGGTCTTCATTTCGATATACTCATCGACAGACAGTCCAACATCTGCAGCAGCCTTGGTCTTTTCGTAGCCGTTGCCGGAAAGATAGCTGCTGCCGTACTTCTGATACAGGGCAATGTACTCTGCCGTGGAAACGCCCAGGTCTTTCTGAGCGTTCTTGGCGTTCAGCTTCCAGCCCTCCAGCTCTTTGCCGCCTGCCTTAGCCCGGGCAGCCGCACCGGCGTAGCTGAACAGATCATTCAGATACTCCGCCTTTTCGGTGTTGCTCATGGAGCGGTATGCCGCTGTGTTCATACCGGCCTGCACCAGCTTGTAGCTGGTCTGGCCCAGGTCTTTGGCGTAAGCAACGTACTCGTCCGCCGTGAAGTTCTTATCCTTGCCATCCTTTCCGGTGATGGACTTTTCAGCCCGTTCCGGGAAGATGCCGGTCTCTCCGGTGGCGTCTGCCAACCGCTGCAACTCATGCTCCACCTTGTCCACGTCGATCTGGCTCACATAGGCGGGGTTAAACAGGTTCTTCGCCGCCCGCTCCAGCGGGTCGCCGGTCTCCTCCTCCCTGCCCCACGCGTCGATGTAGGGGATTTGCCGATAGTCCCAACCGGGGACCTTCTGGCTCACCTTGCCCAGGGTGTACTGCATGTCTGTGGACAGCTCACCGTCCTTCTCGGTGTATGTGGTCATGCGCACATCCTCTGCGCTGCGCTCGATCTGGCCGCCGATGGTGGGCACCACCTGCGTCACATAGCTGCTCAGCGCGGAAGTCACGATGCTGCCCATCACGCTGCCGCCGCTGTACTTGGCGTATGCGGCATTGTCGAAGATGTCATTGAGGCCCTGCAGCATAGAAAGCTCCAGCATGGGGGCCGTGGCATTTTTCAGCGTGTCCCCCAGCTCGCTGACGCTCAGTCCTCCGTCCAGCGCCGCGTTGTACAGCTCCACGCCCATGAAGAACGGGATAGCTTCCGGCGCCAGCCAGTCCAGCGTCACAGAGGTGCCGTCTTTCAGCTCCAACGCATAGTCCTGGTGCCCGGTCAGGTCGTCAAAGGCGGCCTGCTTCTCGTCCTCGTCCTCCCGGCCCCGCACCCAGCCGTTGCCGGCAGCCAGAGCGCCCAGCGCCATGAGACCGGTGCCGGTGAGACCGGCAGCCAAACGGTCCAGACCCTTTGCGATCTCGGCAGTGTCGCCGCTCTTTGCGCCGCGGATGGTATCAAAGGTTCCCAACGCAGCACCCACAGGGCTGTACTCAGCCGCCCGCACCAGAATGTTGGCAGGCGTCCGCTTGAAGGGCAGTGCTCCCTCCACCACATAGCCAGCCGTCCGCAGTGCCGGATTCTCGCTCTTACTGGCACGGCCCAGCATACTCACCGCGGAGCTGACCGCGTTCTTGTCGTTAAAAGTGTTTCGCAGCGCCTCGTCTGCTGCATAGACCCGGGCCTTGTTCAGCAGGGCAGCGTCAGCATCCGCCATGCTCTTGCAGCCGTTGGCCTTCAGATAGCCCGCCAGAGACTGGGCATAGATCAGCCGCTTGGCCGCTGTGTCCTCCGCCTCCAGCAAGCGGCTGTTGAAATCTGCCGCCTTGTTGACGCCACGGCCCAGCAGGTTGTCGTCGCTAAAAGCGTGGGCCTCCTGCTCGATGGCGCTTAAGGTTGCATTACCCTCATTGTACTTGCTGTTCTGGCTCAAAAAGTCTTTGACGTTCACCCAGTCGGCACGGGCCTCTGCCGCCAGCGTGCCAAAGGGATTTGCGCCAAAGAGACTCTTGGTGCGCTCCGTCTTGCCCCGGCTTACAACGCCGCCGACGATCTCCGCCGCAGCACCCACCCGGTTCTTCACCGCCACAGGCACCTGGAACAGCGTGTTGCCCAGGATGTTGCGGATATGGGTCCGGGGATTGCCCAGCATAGCCAGATACCGGATGGTGTCGTACTTGCCCTTGAAGGTGCCGGGCACCGCCCTGGCGGCCTTCTTCACGATCCGTTTCTCCACTTCCTGCCGTGCCTCGTCGGTCTCGGCCTCCATGAAGTCCGCAACGTCCGCCTCGTCGATCTCCACGTCCGTGCCGTACTTCTCGTTCAGAGCGTCCACAGCCTTCTGCATGGCCACCAGCTGGCCTTCGGGACTCAGCTTGCGGAAGATGCTCTGCGCCTGCAGTGCCTGGGCAGCGTTGGTGCTGTTCCGTGTATACAGGGTCAGAAGCTCCGCCGTGTACTGCACATTGCCGGAGCGCATAGCCGCAAGCAGCAGCTGCTGGCCCAGCGTGGTGTTGTCCTTGGTGGCCACGCCGGAATTGACCGCCTGCCGGTACTGTTCCAGCGCACCGTCAAAGCCCTTTTCAGCCATGGTGTTCTGCGCCCGGCGCACACTGTCCTTGTCCGTAATGGTATCGAAAGACAGCTCCCCGTCTGCGATCATCTGCTCCAGCTGCAGAACTGCGGGGTCAGGCGTGCCCTGTGCGCCCATCACGGTGGAGGCGGACTTGGGGATATTGCGCCCGTCAAAGTCCTGTGTCGGCACATCCACCGGCCGGGCCGCATAAGGTCCTTCCGGGTGGAATCTGCTGCTCTGGGCCTGCAGGTTTTCAAAGTCGCTATTCAGGCTACCCGCATTGGCAGCGCCAACGCCGTCCAGACCGTGGCCGTCCTCTGCCGCCGGCTGACTGCCGGCGATCTCGTTCTTTGCCCGGATATACGCGTCGTTGGGGGCGACTTCCCCACCCACCATAGGCTTCCAGCCGTAGGTCAGCATATCGTCCAGAATGATCTCCACCTGCTTGGCGGCCTTCACATTCTCCTGTCCCTTATCGTTCACGATCCGCTGGGCGGCGTCGATGATCTCATTGCGGGAAAGGCCTGTCTCGTCCATGGCACGGCGCAGGTGCTGTGAAGTCTGCACCTGCTGGCGCATCTTCTTTCCATGCACTGTCCGCTCCACATTGCGCTGCAAGCCGAACTGCAGAGAAAGGTCCGCGTCAGCGATCAGCGCACCGGCCGCCCGCTGGAAGTAGCTGTGCAGCTGGGGGTGGTCAAACTGGAAGGCGTTCACCTTCCGGCTGCCCACGGTGTCCATACCGCGCCGGTCAATATGCTGCTCCGGGTCGATCCGGAACATCTTGCCCGCCGCGTCCACGCCGATGTCGCCCCGATCTGCAAAAGCCGCAAACTGCTCATTGCTGGCCTTGCTCTGGTCTACACGTTTACCATCCATCATCAGCTTCAGAAGCGGGTCCATGTTTTCCACGTTGACATTCTGGCCGTTTCCGGGTACACTGTTATTGGAAGAACTTTGCGGCGGTACGCTTCGGGCGTTGTGTGCAGGGTCGGTGGATGCACCGGCATTGGACCCCGTATCATGCGAGTTCTTCTTTTGTATATACAGGGTATCTGTCTGGAGAGAATGTGTTCCGTCGGACACCGCCTGCGCAGTAATGTAGTAATTGCCGATCTGCTTTTCAAACATCAGAATTTTGCGCCCACGGGCATCTGTTTTATCCGAAAGATAAACCTTGTCCGGTTCAGAAAGGATAGACGGAATTTCCGCAACGGCTTCCGGTGTCAGAGACACCTGGCCTCTTGCCGCCTCCATCAACGGGTCTCCGTGATGCTTGAACATATGCCGCACGGCATCACTGGGCAGCACGGCATTAAAGCCCGAAATGTTCACGCCCGTATCTGCCAGCACTCTCTGTGCCACAGCGTCAGGCACCTTGCCCAGATACGCCCTGTCTGTCACCTGCTTGTTTTTCAGCGCATTTTTGATGAAGCCGACAGCCTCATTGAAGTTGGACACCACCTTGTTCCGCTTACCGCTGGACAGGTTGGTCTTTTCCTGCTCCGTCAGTGCAGAAAGCCCGTTTTCGTTCCAAGCCGCTCCCATTGTGGGGGCGGTTTTATTTTGCCCGGAAAGCCGCCGCGCCTCGGCAATCATAATGTCGCCAGAAAGGCCCTCTGCGTTCTCTTTCTGCGCAGGGGTAACCTTACCCTCATTCTGCGCAATCTGCGTTTCTCCGCTGCGCCACGGGGCAAGATTCTGCCCTCTACCGCTCGTCGCAACGTCAATGCCGCCACCGGCACCGCCCAGCGCACCGCCGATGGCCATGCTGTACAGAGTGTCTGCCACCCAGTCGGCGTCATACGCCGCATCCGGGTTATAGGTCAGCTTCTGCAGCAGCGGCTGCACCAGCGCCTCTGCACCTTCTTCCAGACCTTCGGACAGGGCAGACACTGCCAGCATTCCGGCAGGCTTTGCCGCTACCTTTGCCAGAGCATCATCCAGAACGCCGCTGCCAAAGGCTTTCTTAAAGGGGCCTGCCACGTTGGCGATTTTCTCTGTCAGAACGCCCACCGCTGCGCTGCCTGCGCCGTAGCCCACCTGCTGCCCCAGTGTTGCACCGCTCTGGCGAGCCTCCCGGGCACCGGAGCCGAATGTACGAATACCGGTAGCCACAAGGCCACCGGTCAGGGCGTCGCCGGCCAGCTGCGTTCCTGCAACACCCAAATCCACCAGAAAGTCACCGACTTTGCCGGTGTCCTTCTTGGCCGCCGTAATGTGCTTTTCAGACTCTGCAGCCAGCTTGTCCGCCGTTCCGTACAGGTTCTGTGCAGCCTCTGCGCCGTGGGAATGGATATTTTCGTTGGCCTCCCGGTAGATACCGGCATTTCGCTCCGCCCGCTGCGCCAGCATTTCCAACTGGGCGCGCTTGGCCGCGTCAATGGGCGTACCGTCCGCCATTTTGCCGCTTGCCAGCATCTCCCGGTAGCGGGCAGCGTTGTCGGCCTCCTGGGCAGCCCTGCGGTTCTCACTGCTGTTCTTTGCAGATACTCTGTTCATCAGGTCCAGAAGCGTTCCACCGGTATTGACCCAACCGGAAGCGGTGCCTTTGGCTGCGCCCTTCAGGACGTTGCCAACCTTCCCACCGCCCCCGTTTGCATCAGGGGCCGCCGAAGCGGCCTCCCTCGCCTTGTTGATGATCTGTGCCTGTTTTTCGGCTCTTGTAGCCGCAGCTTCTCCAAAATACTCACGGAGCACAGGATTGGAGCTGCCGGAAACGGCGCTCTGCCCCGCCCCGGCAGTCTCATGCACAGGAGAAGAGATAAGCCCCCTCTGTTTTGCTTCTTTCAGTACGGGATTTTCAGCCATGAGGTTGCCTCCTTACCTGTCGGAGCGTCCACTCCAACTTTTCTGCTTGTAGTAAATCTTTGCGTAGTCATCGGCAGTCAGGCCGCCTGCTGCGTCAGAGGTTGCCGCCCCCCACATACCGTCCACTGCGATCTGCTGGTCTGCCGGCCGGTACTGGTTCAGATGCGCCTGCATGGCCTTCACCTGCTCCGCCGACAGACTGCCGTTGTTGTAGCCGGAGCCGCTACCCTTTCCGCTGCCGGTGCCGGTCGTTACCGTACCGCCTGCGCCGCTGCCGGTTGCAGGCGCGCCGCCAAGCGCCGCCTGCAGCAGCACAGCCGCCTCCGTGCCGCTCATGCCCGCCGCAGCCAGAGCTGCCGCGTCCGGCATCATGCCGTAGGAAAGCATGGTCATTGCCCGCTCATAGGCGGCATCACGGTTCAAGGCAGCCTGCTCGTTCTGATAGATCGCCTTGTTGTAGTCCCACTCCTGCTGCCGCAGCAGCTCGTCGTACAGGGCCGCTGCCAGCTCCGCGCTGTTCTCCGCCTTGCTCTGCTGCACCTGCCCGTTGTACTGGCTCAGCAGCTGTGCCAGCGCCAGAGCGTTGTCCGCCATGCTGGCGGCCTCCTGGCTGCCGATGTTGGCAAGCTCGCTCTGGTATACGGCGCTCTGTGCCAGTGCGCCCTGTCCGGCGGTGCCGCTGTTCAATCCGCTGGCGTTGGCATACTCATGGAAGCGCATCCGCTCCCGCTCATTCTGTGCCGCCTGCTGGTTCCGGGCCGCCTGGTATGCCCGCTCGATCTCGCCCTGCTGGGCCTCCAGAGCGGCAACATTCTCGTTGTATGCCCCCTCCAGCGCCCCCAGCTCCGCCTGCAGGTTCTGGGCATACAGCTCCTTCAGGTACTCGGTCATATCCGTGTAGCCGGGCAGCTCTGCGTTCTGCGCCGTGCCCGTGCTGACCGTGGGGATATTCACCGTCGGCGCTGATACCTGCGGCACCTCCGGCACCTGCGCCATCATGCCGCCTGCATTGTTTACAGCTTCCTGCAGTTCCCGGTATGCCTGGCTGTCTGCCGCCGTGGCGGTCTGGGGGTTCCAGTCGGAGCCATACTTGGAGGCGGTGTTGGGCGGCGTGGTGGCGTTGCCCGTCACCTTGTTCACCGTGGGCGTGGTGCAAGGGTCCTTACCGCCGTAAACGTCATTGATTTTGTTCTGCCGCTCTGCCTGCAGCTTCTTGATCTCTGTGTCGGAAGTGGCATTCCGAATGGCAAGGCTATAATCCTTGTCGGGATCATAGCCCAGAGTCGCATTGTAAGCCATGGAGTTCTCCTCCTCACATGTTGTAATTGGGTCGGCAGGCGCCCGTCACAAACCGCAGCTCCCGCTTGCGCTCCATGACAGCGCCGCCGTTGGCGTCGTTGCCGGTGCCGGTGTTGCCCTCAACGGTGATGATGCAGTCCTTGCGGACCTCCACCACGATGCCGCAATGCTCCGTCTTTTTCTTCTTGCCGGAGAAGTCGAACATCACGATGTCGCCGGGCTTGAAGCCCTCCGTCACCCACTGCCCGGCAGCCTTGTACTTGTTGGCCAAATAGGTGCAGCTGGCGGTGCGGCTCAGGTTGAAGCCCGCCTGGTGGAAGATCCACTGCACAAACACCATGCACCAGGGGTAGTCGCCGCCGGACACCTCCCGGCCATAATACCAACTGTTATATTTCACCTTGTTGGAACCTGCGGGCATTTCGCAAACTCCGACCTGCCATCGTGCAAGCTGCAGAATGGCGTCCCGGGTCTTAGGCTTCAGCACTTTCATGCTGCACCTCCCCCTGCTTGTCCACGGCGTCCTGCACCTTCTGGCTCTGGGTGCCGAAATAGAAAGCGATAATGACCGCGTAGATGGTCATAAAGTCCTGGCTGATGGTGCCGGTCACAGCCTGATAGGCAAACACGACCGTCAGCACCAGCGTCACGATAGATTTCACAGACAGCAGATTGGCTGCCCGGTTCACGATCTTATTCATCATGTGTTCCTCCCTTTTTCACTTTCGATACCGTGATCCACGCCGTCAGAGCCAGCTCCGCAAGGCCGCCGCCTAAAACACCGGCGACCAGCGAATCCGGCACGCCGCCGGTAGTCTCATACAGCTTGATCATCTTCAGCACGAAGGCCACCAGCAGCACGGCAATTACCAGCAGGATCACCTTGCTGGTTTTAACTTTCAGCTTCATGTTCCTGCGCCTCCTATCGGTTGATCAGGTGGTTCTGCAGTTCCTCTTTGGCGTGCTGCATCTGTTCAATGTTGTTGCCGTCAATGCCGTGGTCCAGCAGGGCCAGTAAGGCCCGCTGGGTGGCACGGTTTCCCTCGTCGATGGTGTCAAGGTGCTTCTTGTCGTTGTCCAGCTTCTGGTCCACGCCCTTGCGCCACTCCTCCAGTGCGCAGATGCGCTCATCCTGCAGCACATTGGGGGCCTTGGCGGTCCGCCACGCCTTGGCGATCTTCTCCGCCGCGTTGCTCAGCAGCACCACAGCCGAAGCAATGGCCAGCACTGCGGTCCAGATTTCCGTCGGGGTCAGATGCTCCATGGAAGCCGCCCCCTTATGTAAAGAGCGCCGAAATGGGCTGCCCGGCATCCACAGGCTTGTCCTTCTCAAGATACCAGTGGTCCTTGCCGTCGCAGAAAACGACATCGCCCTTGTCCACCACAAAGATGCTGGACATGCAGGGGCAGCCGCTGGGCAGGATGCCGTCAGAGGTGTCTGCCAGTTCGTAAGGGTATGCTGCCTCAAAATCCGCCCGGGTAGAGCTGGTGTTCAAAATCTTCATGTGATAGTCCTCCAATCTTAGTTATCAGCGAAAGAGACTTTGCCGCCAAAACCTGCAAGGCGCAGTCCCTTTACAAATTCGTCACGGTCGCCCTTGAAATCGTCGAAAACGATGGGGTAAGGGTGGCTCGTCTGGTTAAGCCGTTTGCCCATAACGTAACCTCGTGCCATGTCTCGCGTCATGCATTGCCTCCAATCAATCCGAAAATATGGGGCGGGGGTTAGGTTGCTTTTACGGTGACATAAGCACCACCAGTTGCCGTGCGGACAATGGAAACTTTAATTTCGTAGCTTGTGCCTTCTTCGTCAGTAACCAAAAAGCCATACGAAAGCTGAACAGCACCAAAGCCTGGTTCCATCATTCTGGCGCACTGGTCAATGACAAAACGCCATTCAGAGTAGTTCATTTCCAGTCGCAGTTCCTTATCGGTGGAAATATCAGACCAGAATTGTCCAACGTTTTCCAGAGTTTGCGTACCGCCACCGTTTGCGAAAAGATAGAGAATCGCAACTCCGATGCCGTACTCGTCAAGGTCAATGACTTTCGGCTTCGCCATTGCCAAAGTAATAGGGTCAAAACTCATATTGTTTTCTCCTTTCATAAAGCCTTACGCATAGCCGCACCCACGATGTAGCCCTGCGCCCATGTGTTGTAATCTGCATCGGCTTCCGTGATCGGCAAGCCGCACAAACCGCTTGCAAAGCCCAGTGGGAACGCATCACGGACAACCACAGGAACGCCCTCCAAAGTAGTTACCTCGCAGTCGCAGGCAATAATGCTTGCGCTTCCGTCTGATGGATAGAGGTCAACGTTGACAGTATAGGTCGTGTTCGGCAAAAGCCCGGTGAACTCGCAGGAGTGGGCTTTGAATCCATCCTCGCCTGTGAAATACACGTCTTTGTAAATCACAGGGGTAGTGTCAATGCTGGTATCTTTAGGGCGTACAGAGAACTCCGCTGTGTAGTCCGTTCCTGCTTCCAGTCCCTGCGTGAACAGCCATGCCGTGAAGCTGGTTGCCGTCAACTCGTTGTACTGCACCACCGCTTGAGGCGTTTCTTCCTCGCTGGCAACCGTGGTAAAGGTCGTAACGGCATTGTGTTCCGTTGCGCCATCCGTGCCGTAAATGACGGCGTAAACCTCATACTCCACGCCTGGGAGCAAGCCTGTAAAGGTCACGCTCTCGCTGTGGGTAGGGCCTGCAAACAGGTCACTCTCCCACGTTGCGGGTGCTGTCCAGTAGTCCATGCCCTTGGGGTAACACCATGCCTTGATATGGTAGACCGCATCCGTGGAAAGCAGGTCTTTACAGGTGAAATTGATGGTTGCTGTGTTTTCGGTTACACAATTACCAATAACCACAGGCTCGGATGCGGCACGGTAAAGTGCATCATTGCTAACATGGTAAACATCGTAGTTTGCCCACCATATACCAGCCAATCCCGATGTATACGCTGTTGTGTCACTGCTCTCTATAAATATCCATGATTCATCACCTTCGTCTGCGATATAATGCACCCAATTATTAGGTGTAACTTCTTCGAGAACTGTAACATCTTGGCGTATTTGACATCCCGAAAAAATTAGATGACGGGTCGAATTCAACGAAGTGCTGTGTATGAGTGCATACGGATGAATCTCTTTATTCCGGTCCGGCAGTTCCGGCAGTCCGGTGGCGTCGTCATAGTCCATCATCTGCGCCACGCTGACAGACAGCTTGCTACCAACAATCGCATTGGATTTGTGCAGATAGTAAGTGGTGTTGATGCTCGGTGTACCAGTAAATTCGCCGCCTGTATCAGCGAACATATCGGTTAAAGAATATGTATCAACCGTACCCACACCGCTATTCGGAATACGATATTCGTAAGGATACTCGTCCGATTGCGTTGTTGACACTTTCAAACTGGTGCAGCCCTCGAACATACCTCTGTAACAGCCATATTCCAAAGTGGTCGCAAGCAATTCTGGTAATTGGACTAAACTGGTACAGCCCTTGAACATACTGCTATAGCAATTCAGATACAAATTGGTTGCTGGTAATTTGGGTGCTTCAACTAAGCCGGTGCAGCCACAGAACATGAAGGCATAGCAAACCTTTGTCATTTCCAAGGCTGGCAACTCTGGTGCTTGAATCAAACTGGTGCAGTTATGGAACAAAGCATAAAAGCAACCATCCCCCATAGTCGGATGCTCGCCGTTTGCAACCGTTTCATAATCCAGTAGGTTTTCAATGTTTCCAGAGCAGCGGATTCCACTGCCTGTTAAGGCCCAACGACGGTTGTCATAAAAAGAAGCGGCATCTGAAATCTGGGTGTTCCCACTACCCCGCACATAAATTTTCTGCTCGCCGCCATGCTCGGCACTTTCGATAGCCGTAGTGCCGTCCCACTCGTTCCAGCTTGTAGCATTGGTGGAGTAGTACAGCGTACCGTCCCAGTTCTTTGTCGCATTGTTCACGGCAATGGTGAACGGTTCGGCAGACGCAAACGTCAGGTAGTTAGCCATGTTTTCCCCTCCTTCCTCCGCACACGCCCCCATCGGCAGAATCAAAATGACCGCCAGTAAAAGCGAGAACAGTTTTTTCATACATTTACTCCACCTCCGGCAGGGTGAGGGTCAGGGTATGGCCGTTGAGGGTGATGGTCTTGGGCCTGTTGTTGCTGTCAAAGGTCACAGAGCCTTCCTTGACCGTGCCATCCTCATAGGTCATTTCAAAGCTGCCGCTGTACCAGTTGGACATATCAACGTCCTCAACCAGCACTTCCTCTGCCGCCTCGCCATCTGCACCGTCCGCACCGTCGTTGATGTTGACCGTCTTGGTGCCCTCCGCATCATGGATGGTCAGGGTTGTCACCTTGCCGCTCTTGCTCACATCAATGGTGGGACTCACGCCGTCCTCGCCGTCCTCAATGGTGGTGGTCTGCACGCTGTCCTTGTCGGTGATGGTGATGGTGGTCACGCCGTCGGCCTTGCTCATCTCCACCACGGGACTGAATCCGTCCGCCCCGGAGCCACCTTCTCCACCGCCGCTGCCGCCCTGGGCAATGATCTGCCAGTATGTGGTCTGGGTGGGCGCAATGCCGGTACAGCTGAGCTTGTTCAGATAGCTGGAACCGGCGTAATACACCTTGTTGCCGGGCACATAGGTCTTGGTGCTGTCATAAGGTTCCCACACGCTCTGGGCGTCCCCGGACATGCCCTCTGCGTCCAACTGTGGAATCAGCGTTTCATTGAGATACTTCTTGATGGCGTTGCCCGCCTCGTCAAACTTCGCCTTCAGCTCCTCGGCAGACAGACCGCCCACGTCGTTGGGTTCGTCGTCCAGCTTCTGGATGATATTCAGATCATCCTTCATCAGGGGTAATGCCATAAGTCACCTCACATTCCCGGCACTTCGCCGGACTCGTTGATTTTCCTCTGCAATGCGCCGTAGCCGGGGCCGCCCCGCATGGGCGGCTCGGCCTGTGTGGTAGGGGCCGGGGCCGCAACAGGCACCCCCGCCGCTGCCAGCTGCATCTGCTGCTCCTGCATCAGTACGGCGATCAATGCCTCCCGGTCCGTGATCTGTCCGGCAGGCAGCCGCTTCAGATACTCCACCGTGCTGATCTTGCCCTGCATCAGCAGATTATCCAGCGTCTGCATGGCGGCGATCTCGCTCCAGTAGGAAGCCGCGCCCGCATCCAGATTCACCCCGCAGGGAATCTCTTTCAGCACGGAGAAGTCAAACAGCACCACCATGGTGCTGCCCTCCTCCAGAGGGTTCTGCACCTCCACATAGCGCTTGCCGTAATACTCGCCCATGAACTCCATGTAAATGCGGCCCATGTCCTCAATGCTCTGCAGCAGGTTCTGCTTGGTCAGCTCCATGGGCGTGGCCGCGGCGCGCTGCAGGGCGATAATAGCCGAGGTGTTGTCCGGGCGGGTATCGCCCAGGGCAACGTCCGTCGCACCCAGGAACTTCTGGGTATAGCTAATGGCCAGCTCAATAAACTGGCTGATCTGGGGGCTGATGCTGGCTGGGTCAATGATCTTTGCCACATTGTCCACGCTGCCGTTCACGCCGATCTGCGCACCCACCCGGTTGCTCCACTTGGCAACCTTTGTCTTGTCATACACGATCTTGGGGTATGCAAGGGTCATCAGGGAGATCATGGACATGGCAAACAGCTTGTTTACGAAAATCTGGTTGGGGATCAGGCCGGAGATCATGGCTTGCCCGTGATAGCTGTCCTGCACATAGTCCCAGTTCATCCACACCAGTGGATAGAGCTTGATGCCCAAATCCCACGCCGGGTGGATGTCTGCGTTCTTGGTGCATTCATAGCCGTGGATGGTGCCGGTCTCGTCGTCACGCCACAGCTTCAGCAACACGGTGACTTTGTTGCCGGCCAGCTTGTCCAGATAGTTGTCGCCGGTCTCCTTGCCGTCCGCCACGATCAGGTCGATCTCGTCCTGACTCACGCCGTTGGCTTTCGCCCGCTTCCGGGCGTCCTCCACCAGCAGTCGCCGCTCGATCAGGATATAGGGCTGGCTCTGCACATCCCGGTTATTGGGATCGCCAAACATGACCTGCGTATTGCGCAGGACCTCCGTGCAAATGCCGCCCTTGGCGTCCTGCCCGGTCTCCATCTCGCTGTCCCAATAGCTGTACATGCAGCCGTCGCCGTCCACCGCTGCGTCCCGGCAGAACTCGCGGATGCGTGCGCCCATTTTGTTATGCTCAAATACGGAAACAAACTGCTCGTTGAGAATGTTGGTCAGTACCTCCAGCACCCGCTCCCCGTATCGGGAGGCGGACACCATGGGCTTTGCGTGCAGCTTCAGATTGTCTGTGGAAACGTTGGCAACCGAGAACAGCACCACACGCTTCAAAAAGTTAAACACCGGCGTGGGCAGGCCGTTGCTCTGCACGCCCTCCCACTGCTTGCCGATAAAGAAATTTTCGTTGGTATTCACGCAGTCGTACAGGTCAATGCCGTTGTTGAACTGCACCGCAGCCTCATATTCTCTGGCCACGCTCTGCGGTGTCATATGCTTGGTTTTCATCTTCTTCCCTCTCTTACTTCACGCTGCCCGCGTACCGCAGCTGAATGTCTGTTTCCAGCACAGTGGCAGTGGCGGAAGCGGACCGGCTCTTGTAGATCAGCTTGTAGAAGGTCGCCTTCTTCACCTTGATTTTCAGCCGACGTACCTGAGGCTTGCGGTTGGTACGGAAACTGAAATGACCGAAATTTACATGGTCAAAGGTTGACAGGCTGGCCGCAACCACCTTGTCCGGGTAGTCACTGCGCCGGTTGGTCTCCACCGTCACCGTGATCCGGGCGTTGGATTCCGGCTGGATGGCCACAAAGATCATGGGACTGTATTTCAGCAGCCAGTCCTTTCCAAAGTCCATGGAGCCGGTTTCTGCGTAGGCGTCGATCTCCTCACCGTCGTCATTGCGGTAGGCACGGCTTACATGCATCATGCGCCCGTCCTCCGTAAAGCCGTACACCCTGCCGCTGATCTCCAGCATGGAGCGCAGCGGCATATTCGTGTAGAGATACCAGGCATCTGCCCCATAGTTCAGGATCAGCGCCCTGCCCCCATACAGGAACCAGAACTCCCGCTCACCCACACGGTTGAATGTGCGGGTCCGCGTCGGGTCAAAGGCTGTCAGCGCCACGGAAACACGGTCGGAAATGCGCTTGGCATTGCGGTTATCGGCAGTAATGTTGCCGCCGGAAGAAGTCGCCTGCCACTGGTAAATGCTGCCCTCAAACAGCGCCAAAGGGTTGTTTTCCAGCAGCTGCACCTGTCCCGGTGCGCTGTTGCCGATCTGTCGGTTCACAGGCGTCACATAGAAAGCCGCCGTCACGGTGCCGTCTGCCTGTGCCACCACGTCATACTGCAAACTCCAGCAGGATGTGGTCTTGAATACCAGCAGTCTTGAATAGTGGCGGATCATGGCTGTGATGGGTGTGTTCTCCTCGCCGATGGCCGCCTCATACAGGTCGGGGAAATAAGCGGCGCTGGGCTTGCCGGTGGCATTGTCCACGCCGCTGTAAATAGTCCGGTTGCTGCCGTCGCCGTACAGGAAGATGCGGGAATCCGTGGTGCCGTTGAAAAGCTCCGCAAAGCGCATCCTGCGCACCTCGTCCGCGGCGCCCTCGCCCTTGCTGTATGTAATGGCAATTGTATTTACACCCTTTGCCGGAACTGTGGAAAATGTCACTGCGCCCTCCGCTGTGTCCACGGTGTACTGGATGTCCGTGCCGGTCACGTCCACAACTGCATCAATGTTCTTCTCCGGCAGGCGGAATACGGTTTCCGTACCATCCGGGCTGAACTGCACACGGCGTCGGTTGGTCAGGCGGTTCACGTTTTCCAACAGCGTGCCTGCGCCCTGGGGTGTGGTGGCGGTCATCACCGTGGGGACATAGGGCACGACCTCGCTGAACTGCTCCGCCTCACCGTCCCACACCAGATAATCGTGGCCGTTGAGAAGATACACATTTCCCTCAAAGCCAAAGAAGGAAGTCTCCGCCTGCGTGCAGGTGCCGATGGGCACTGCCACACCGTTCTCCGCGTCCACGTCGAACAGCACTCCGCCGAAGGCCGCGATCAGGTGATAGTCCGCACCCACCTTGCCGTGCCAGCAGCCGCAGAATACAGGGGTATCTGTTTCCGGCGCGTGCCCGGCAGTCCATGCATCCCATGCGTCCCGCAGGGTCAGCAGGGTTTTGGTGCCGGGTCGAATCTGCAGGTGCTTGTCCTGCGTGATACGGAAGTTCCGCATCTCGCTCATTTCGCCGGTCCTGATATTGGTGTCGCCGTCAGGGTTCTGGTTCAATCCTAGAAATTCCTTGATTTTCAACACGCTGGCGGCGCTGCTTGTACCAATGGATGCCAAGGCTTAGTCACCTCCGTAACAAAGATAGTCGTCGCTCATCTCGCCGCCGGTCATGGCCTCGTCATAGTCCAGCAGGTCGTCCTCATCCTCCTCATCGGGGACGACGGCCTTTTCTGCGCCCAATGTCCGGGTCACGCAGAAATAGCGGATAGCGTCACAAATATGGGTGATCTCGTGGGGCTGCGTTGCGCAGTCCGACGGGTTCTTTTCATCGTGCTGGATCGCCGGCAGGTTTCGTATCAGGCCCACGCAGTCCGCCGTCACCAGCAGACCGGGCCGGTCCTTGTCATGCTGCAGGGGTTTCAGCATTTCCTTGACGGCCATCCAGCCCTGCACACGGTTGTTGCTGGCCCGCAGCAGGCCAAGGCCGTTCTGGGCAAATACCTCTGCCATGCTCTTGCCGCTGTCCTTCTGCCTGTTCCACATATCCGGCGGCGCGATCGTACACTCGATGTGTTCCCAGGGCGGCGTCAGGTCCAGCGCCAGCCTTGCTGCCTCCGACACGATCAGGTCTTTCTGCTGCACCTCCCGGTAAACGTGGCAGCGTCCGTCAAAATCCACCGCGATCCAGAGGCACGCAAACATATCCAGGCCGTAGTCAAAGGCCCGGTACTTCTTCCACTCCGCCGGGATGCGGCGGAACGGCTCGATCACATGGGTCTCCTTGTGGAACTCCGGGAAGAAGGTGCCTGCCAGCGCGTCCCAGTCGCCGTAGCGGTGTGCCCGGCGAATGTCCTCCGGCAGCAGGTCCAGCATCTGCTTATACTCCGGAGAAGCTGCCAGCAGCTGGGGATTGTCGTCCACAGTGGCCGGGATGAAGGTGTAATCGGCGGGGTTCTCCCCCTCCTGATACTCCCTGTCAACAAACAATCGCTTCACCCACAGGTGTCCGATATTGCCGGGGTTGCAGGTCAGGTACATCCGGCGTGGGATCTTGGTGGCGCCTCGCAGGCAGGCGCCCAGGGTACGGAACTGGCTTTCCGTGAACTGGGTCGCCTCCTCCAGGAATATCCAGTCGTATTCCTGGCCCTGGTATTCCAGCTCGTCACCGTTGCCGAAGTGTCCGAACTTGATGGTGGAGCCGTTCACAAAGAACATCATGCGCATGGTGCCGTTGTAGCTTGCCAGCTCCTGGGGGATCATGCTGCGCATGGGCAGGATGATGTTCTGTTCCAGCTCCGGGTATTCCTTACGCACGATCAGGATGCGGATGCCGGGATAGGTCAATGCACCGCCAAAGGCTTTCACCCGCAGAACGTGGGTCTTGCCGCCGCCACGGGCGCCGCCGTAAGCCACGTATCGGGTCCGGGCCTGGCAGAACAGCTTCTGCTTGGGGTTCAGGTCGCCCAGATCAACGTTGACAGCGCCTCCCCCGTTTCTGATTTTTCCGCCGTTATAGGCCAATGCACTCACCTCTTCCGGTATCTCGTTCTTTGGAAAGAGGCCCCCGATTCCGGGGGCCTCTGCTCATTAAGCCTTGGTCTTGATGGCAACAATGCCGTCCTTCTTGGCATCCAGAACGAATGCGTCGAAGTAGATACGGCCCTGTACCACGGGACCGTCAAAGCCCTGCACCTTCTTCAGCACGTCGTAATGCTGCAGCTTGACGGGGTCAACGGTGCAGCCCTTGTACTTGATGATGGCGCCCACGCCCTCGGGCATCCAGCTGGTGGGAACAGGCTTGACGATGCAGCCGTCAGCCGCGCCGACTGCGCCCTTGGAAACAGCATCCTTGCCCAGGCTCTCCAGACCCAGAATGGCGTCTGCCTGAACCAGCAGCTTGTACCAGTCCACGCTGATAAACAGGGTGCGGTTCTCGGTGGGAACCAGGTCCTCGGTGGCCATGGCGTTGGCGTCGATGATGGTGCCCAGGATGGAGTTCTTGGTGGGTGCTGCGCTGGGAGTAAACACGTTGCCGGCGCCGGCGGCCCACTTGGCCAGACGGTACTTGTCAACGGTGGGGTTGATCACCTCGTCGATCTGGCGGCGCAGAGCCTTGCCTGCTGCCTTGTCGATGGCCTGGTCGCTCTGGTCGCCTGCGTCAATGGCAAAGGTGAAGCCCTTGTCCTGTGCGCAGGTCATTTCCTGCACGGTGTCGCCCAGGTTTGCAACTGCGCCGAAGCGGTTGGAACCGGCGGTGCGGTCAAAGTCGTTCAGCGCAACGGTGTCAACGCTGTATACCTTGACGGTCTTTGCGCCTACGAAGCTGTAATCGTTGCCGCAGGCGGAATCGGTCAGGGAACCGAGATGGAAACGCTCAGCAATTCGGCTGGCGTACTTGGTAGTGTAATTGGTAGCCATGATTTAGCCCTCTCTTCTTTCTGTCGTTACCGATGCAGACAGGGCCGTAATGGGGTCGGCGCTCAGGCGCCGAAGCCCTCCTCAAAGGGGTCCCGGGTCTTGCCCTTGTCGCCGGAAGATCGCATACTGCCGGTGGAACGGGCAGCGTTGGTCTGGTTCTGACTGACTGCGGCAGCCTTCTGCTCCGCAGCGGCCTGTGCGGCACGGGCCTGCTTTGCGTCGTAAACGGCGTAAGCAGTCACAAGGGTCATGCCGCCCCGTACCATGTCCCATACCTCTGCCGGGATGCCCTTGGGGTCCTTTGCTGCATCGGGGAATGTCTTTCGGAATGCCTCGATCTCCGCCATGCGGCGGTCTCTCTCGGCGGTCTGGTCAGCAGCGGTCTGCTGCTGGGCCTGGGTCTCTGCCTCACGGGCAGCAACAACAGCCTCGCGGTTCTCCAGCTCCACAGTGCGGCGGGCCTCCGCCTCACTCATGCCCTGGGACTGCATGGCCTGCATACGGATGCGGGCAACATAGTCGGCAACGCTCACACCGGCCTGCTTGGCAAAGGTGCCAAACAGCTCCATGACGGGCTTTGCCTCGTCGTAGCGCTCCCGAATACGGTCATAGTCCATGCCCTTCTGGGCCAGCGTGACCATTTCGGCCTCGCCCACGGACTTTACCTCGCCCATGTGGCGCAGCTCCCACTGCTTCGGTGCGTCCACCGGCTGCTGGGTCTGTGCCTGCTGCGGGGCGGCTTCCTCCGCCGGGGTCTCGGCGGTCTGCTGCGCTGCCTCGCTCTCAGCGCCGGAAGGCTCCGCGGCTTCCTGCGCCTCATTCACCGTTTCCTCCTGCTCCGGCTGGTCTGCCTCTGCGGTATAGGTGTCGGTGCCGTCCCATCCCTCCATGAAGCTGTCGGTGGTCTCCTCCTGCTCCGTAGCGGTCATGGTAATGTCTTCCATAGTGGTCCTCTTTCCCCGCCTGGTCTGGCGGCGTATATTTCAATGGCTGCCCTGGTCTGGGGCGGCCTTTGAGCCAAAAAATCAAACAAAAAAAGACGCCATAGCACAGCGAGTATCAAAACTCACTGCCTATGGCGTCTTGCGCTCTGAAGGCTTCCTTCTTCACTTGTCAGCTGTGTGTATGGGTGGGATGTCTCCCGTGATCTCCTGCCCCATGTAGATGGTCGGATACCAGTCTACCCGGCAGGCCCGGCAACGGAACGGCGTGTTGTAGATCACGCTGTCCGGCTCAATTCTCTGGATATGCTTTTTGCACATCGGGCAGGAATACCAGCCGTCCCTTACCACTGGCTGTACCATCCATGCTCAATACCGCCGTATGCATCGTCAACGGGTTCGATGCCGGCGGGGAGGCCGCGTTTCGCCTCCTCCAGCTGTTCCTCGAAGGTCTCCCAGAAGAAATTTGCCAGCGTGGGGTTTTCCTCGGTCAGCAGCAAGCCTGCCAGACCGTAGGGCAGCACACCGCTGCAAAGCCGCTCGTCCAGCTGGATAGTGTCCGTCATTTTGGACACCTTCGGGCATACCGCCCGCTTCCCCACCTGGGCCGCATAGTTTTCACTGGCCGGATATACCCGGTCCAGCAGACTGTTCAGCAGGCTGGGGGTGCGCAGCGCGTACTCCTTGGTGTCGGCAGTGTTGGTGCTGCCGGTGGACTCGTTCTGCGCGTCCATCAGGTGGATGGCAATGTCAAATACGTTCTGTACGGTATTCATTCGTCGCCTCCGAATCCATCCTGACCCCGCACGCTGAAGCGCATCAGGTTATCCACGCCCTCGGCCATTGCCCGGCTGAGCCGTGCCTCCTCGTCCATGGATTCCTGCACCCGCTCGTCAAGAGCGGTCTCCTTATCCCGCCGGGTAAGTCGGTGGTAAATGGCCACATTCTGCAAGCCGATCAGACACAGCAGCAGAATGGAGAAAAACTGGAGCATTTTCTTCATACAGGCCACCTCACGCAAAGTCGCTTTCTTCCATGCCGGAACCCATCTTCACGTTAACGGCAATATCCTGCTTGGCCTCGATCTTGTCCTGCTTGCCGCCAAGCCTCTTCTGCTTCAGCAGGAAGATGGCCCGGGTGGACATGCTCTTGTCCTGATAGGCAGGGTCGGACTCGATCTGGTCCTGAATACGCAGATAGGCAAATCGAACCGCGTCCTGGAACTCCGGGCACCGCTCTCCCTCATACCAGGAGACCAGCGTCCGCAGCTGCACGCCCAGCGCCAGCGCCAGACCGGCCTCGTTGTACAGCTTGTGTTCCCTGTCGCAATCGTCAAAATACTTGTCGATCACGGTTACCAGCTCGTCCACGGTGGCATATGTCCGGGACTTTGTGGAAGTCTTGGCCTTGTCGGCCTTCTTACCTGTGGACATATCTCCACCCCTTTCTGTCGTATGGCGCAGAACGGAGGTCTTGCACCCCAACCCTTCCGGGTCGGATCAGCTTAGCACGCTGCCCCACGGCTCCCGTGGTTCATTCTGCATCTGGGTGCCCAACCGGAATCGCACCGGCGCTCCCGATTCCGGAGGAGAGCGGCTTTTACGGGCTGCCGCTTGAGGAGGTGAATGAGCGAATCATCCGTGGCCGACCGGGGAGATGCACCCCGTTCTGCTGCACCTTTCGGTGTCAGCCGCATCATCTGCCAATGCTTGTCAACCGTAGCTGCTCCGGTCCGGCGGGAAACGGGACCGGAGCTATTCGCCACAACACAAATCCATAAGGAGGTCCTATAGATGCCGTCACCGGCTGGTTGCAGAGGTTGGACTCGAACCAACGTCTTCCAGGTTATGAGCCTGGTCTGGGACCATCTCCAGTCACTCTGCCATGGTTTCCTGGTGGTTCTGTTCAACCAGGAAAGAACCGCAACGCCCCGGAATCATTGCGCCGCGTCTAACCCTTATCGTCACGCGGTATGCTGCCCCCGGACAATGGGCAGTTCCCTCGGCTGGTGGGGAATCCGGGACTTGCACCCGGGCCACTACAGCTCTAGCTACTGAGCTAATCCCCCAAGGAGTGCCGGTCTTTCCCGGCTGTCAGTACACGGATCTTCTCAGATCTTGCCGCTGGGCGGCTGGCGCCAGCTGAAGGATTTGCACCCTCATACCGTTTCCGGCCACGGTTTTCAGGACCGCTGCAATGCTGTTCTGCCAAGCTGGCGTGTGTTTGGAGCGGCGCCCCCGCAGAACCGCTCCAGACCAAATGAGCTTTAGCCATATTCACGGTATCATAGATACCGCCCAACAGGCAACGAAAAGAAACCTTGACCCCTCTGCGCCCCCTTCCTGTTATTTCCGGCAGGGAAACCGCAAACACTCCCCCGTCTCTTTTCCGGCACCCCCTTGCGACGGGCGCCCCATAGCGCCCCGGCGCACAGATACCAACCGCTGCCCATGCATCGAACCCGCAATGTCCGCCCCCGGTCAGCGCAGCTTCATCGGGACATACCCGGCATAGTCCTTGCCACGTACCTGCCACTTCTATCCATGCCACCAGCATACCGGAACATGCCATCCTTTCCCGCCGGTACGCCCATGACCCGCCGACAGCCGCAATGGCCCCGGAAACTTCCCGGGATAGACCGCGAGAATGTGGGGCAATATCCCTACGCCCTTCCCCCGAAGGCCCCCCTGTTTTTCCCCCACCCCCTCCATAATGCCCGCATCCGCCTTCCACCCGGATCGGGACCACAGCACCGGCGCAGCGCCCCGCCACCCTGCCGGAATGATCGCGCCCGCCTGCCCTCATTGCCTCATTGCCGGAATTGCCTCCCGACACAGTTCCGACACAGAAAACCACCAAACCCTTGCAACCACTTGGATATGATTTAATATCCGATTAACTTCTTCCCGAATTGCCCAGCGATCCCCTTCAAGCGAATACCACCGAATACGCCGGAATACGAACGAATACGAACCATGCCCCGGAACACAGCAAAGCCCGGCAGGCCACCGCCCACCGGCCCCGCCTCGCGCGTTTTTTTGCTCCAACCACGCGCGCCATCTCTTACTCTTCTTATCTTCCCTGTATTATATCCCGTAATATATCTTACCCGTATATAGCTTATACGCTTATACTCTCTCCCCTCATGGGGAGAGTATAAGCTATAAACTTGAACTTACCGAGAAAGAAAGAGTAAAGAAAGAAATATATACTTCGTATATACAAAGAAAGAAAGCAGAAAGAAAGCCGGGAAGGGTCGTTGTCACCCCTCCCGGCATTTATTACAGCTTGTCGCGGATCGCCTCAATGATCCAGGCGTTAACGCTCAGACCGGCGGCGTCGGCTGCTGCGCGGATCTGGTCACCGGTGACCCCGTCGGAGCCGTCCAGCTTCACGCGGAACGTGATTGCCTGGTAATTCCGCTTGTTATATGCCGTTTTCACGGCCGGCGAAACATGCCCGTTCCAGGTCTCGCCGGGCTTCTTGCTTCCTGCCATGGGTAAAACCTCCCTCTTACTGATGCTAATTATTATAACAAAACGCATGGTGTCAGCACCATGTCAAACCTGCACAAAAACAGCAGGCGGCAACTGTGCAGACCTGCCAAACTTGATTTTTGGGGCTTGACTCCATCATGGTGCTTGCAGTATGATTGGGCCAGATCAAACAACACCGGCAACCACGACAGAAAATTTTGAGGAGGTCACAACATGACAAAGTATTTCGTGAACTGCAAGACCCTGGACGAGCTGAAGAAGGTCTATAAGCATCTGGCCCAGAAGCATCACCCCGATGTAGGCGGCGACACCGCAACCATGCAGGCCATCAACGCCGAGTACGAAGCCCGGTTCGAGGTCCTGAAGCGCAGCCAGAATGAGCAGGCCGCAGAAGATACCACCGGCCGCACCAAGGCGACCACCGAGAGCGCCGGCGACTTCATCCAGATCATTGACCACCTGCTGAAGATGGACGGCCTGGAAATCGAGCTTTGCGGCCGCTGGCTGTGGATCGGCGGCGAGACCAAGAAGCACAAGGAAGCTCTGAAGGCCTGCGGCTGCCGCTGGTCCCAGAATAAGAAGCTGTGGAGCTGGCACTTCCAGGAAGAGGGCAGCCACTGGCACCGTGGCAGCAAGAGCATGAGCCAGATCCGCAGCAAGTACGGCTCCACCACCTTCACCCGCGGCGCTTCCAATTCCGACGCACTCCCGGCTTAACCGGGAGGCGTCCAGATCAGAAAGGAGAATAACACATGACTACAAAGCAGCAGGAGCGGGAAACCCTCGCCAAGATTGAGAAAATTCTGCAGGGCGTAGACCCTGAAAGCTATATCGGTGCCGCCTTCGCCGGCTGTATCGACCTGGCAAAGTCCAACATCGACAACGACTTTCTGGAGAGCTGGCCGGAACGTTATGAGCGGATCAGCAACAGCCGGGACGAGCTGAGCAAATCCCGCTCCAAGGCCTATGACGATCTGGACGAGCAGGAAAAGCGCTGGTCAAAGCAGTTTGAAAAGCTGTCGGAGGAAAAGAAGCAGCTTGATGCCGATCTGAAAGCCGCCATCAAGAAGCAGCTCCCCGCTGACCTTTACCGGGATTTGTGGCTGGCGATCTCCGACATGGAAGCCGACGCCACCGCGGCAATCCTGGCAACCTCCGGCACGCTGGCCCAGCTGGCCGACTGCCCGAATGACATTGCCGTGAAGCACGGGCTGTCTGCCCTGGCAAAGGCCACAGGCCGCCGGGACAGAGCCGCCGATCTGCTGGCCCGTCTGGAAAAGTACGAATAACCCCCGTCGCCGTTAGCTGGCCCGGCGTAATACGACCAGCCCCATGACCCCGCAACCACGACAAATTTACAACACAGGAGGAAGGAGCCCATGAAAGACACCCTTTGCAACTGGGCCGTATGCTACGACATTGACGGCAGCAACTACGACGATCACCAGCCCCGGACGGCAATCGCCGCAATTTTCAGATATCCGCACGACGCAGAAAGCTTCATTGCCCGCTGCACTCCCGCAGAAACCCGCAGCCGGTTCTATGTGAAGCGTTTGCCGCGAGTCATGGCGGTGAGCGCATGAGCGCCGCCGCCATGACATTCATGGTGGTGGGCGTCGCCACCGTGACCAGCTGGGTTTTCCAGATCATTGACGCCATCGAGGCACCAGCCAAAAGGAGGAACAGAGCATGAATATCAGGCAGTACGCAAAAGCGGTTGGCTTTGAAATCGTTGGGAAACTGACTCGCCGCCCTGAATGGGAATATACCCGGGACGGGTTCACCGGCGCAATGAAGCACAGCGGGTTTAAGCACTACTCCGACGAGGGCGGCAACGAGTATATCAGCGGAAACGGCTGTGTCTGCATTGTTACCGCTGACGACGGCATCATCTGAGGGAGGATAGCAAGATGACATACAAGGAGATCAAGAAATTGGTGGAGGGCAAGGCCCTCCCCATTCTGGCCGGAAATCAGGACAGTGAGCCGGTTATCATTGAGGAAGGCCGCAGCGATTCGGGCCACTTCTACCGGCTGACCACCGCCCAGCATAACAACTGGTGCCGGATCAGCGTCTACTATGAGGACGGCAGCACAGACGAAATTTACCAGAAAGGCCAGGGGTAAAGCATGGGTTATGAAACATGGTTCCACCGGGGGACGTATTACAACCCGGAGTATCGAATCCAGATATACGGCTATTGCCGGGACCCTGAAAAGCTGACGCTGAAAGAAGTCGAATACCACGACAACAGCGCGGCCCGGCTTCAGTCCGAAATCACCGCCCTGCAAGAGGAGCTGCAGCAGTACCGGCAGGCACTGGCCGCCAAGTATGCCAAGCTATCCGCCATGCCGTATAAGCTGCGGCTGTCCCTGGTCCGCCATGCTCCGTGGAGCGGGCGCGGCGTCACCTTTGACCTGCGAATCATCCGGCTGTATGAGGACGGGACCACCGTTGACGAGCTGCACGAACACTACACCGGCAAGCAGCGCCGGGAAGCCCTGGCACGGTATGAGGAACTGAAAAAACAGCGTCCCGGCATCGAAACCGTGGTTGATATCGAGCGCCGGAGCTGGGAAAAATAGAAAGGGGGTGTTTGGGATGGAAGATCGTCTGAGGCAAGCGGAAGCGCTGGAAGCGCAGGCCGCTGCACTGGAGGCAGAGGCGGCAGCCATTGACGCAACCGGCCTGCCGGATTACTGCACGCTGTCGTGCACGGAATGCAGCTATAAAGCCGCCTGTGACGAAGTGACGCAGCGCATCGGCAAGGCGTACATTCTCCGCCAGCGAGCGGCAAACCTGCTGAAAGGCTAAAAGAAAGAGACCGACCCACACCGGGCCGGTCTCTTTACGTATTCACATTCAAAACACAGCAGCACGCTCAAATGATTGCAATTACTGGAAAAGGTGTTACAATTCCATGAAATTTTAATCAGGTTCCTGTAAATTTGACCATCAGCTTCACCGGGGTCACTTTTGCCAGAACCCGGTAGAACTTGTAGAACAGCTTGGGCGTGTAGATCGTGCGGCCTGC